TCAAGAAGAAATTGTCGAGAATGAAAGAATGTGGAGAGAAGAGAATGCAGGTAATCTTTCAGGTCCTGAAGATCCTGGTGCTGAAATGAGATCAGTTGGTGTTACGCCTAGCGGGATGGCCGCGGATGCAGGCGCAGAAGGAGCAGAAGCAGAAATAGAAGCTCCCCCAGCAGATGATGTAACTGGCGGAGAAACAGCAGAAACACCTGCAGTTTAATAAATACAATTATGCTTTTAAACGAATTTTTATATTTTAATGACGATGTGAACGACTTTGCAGTCGACCGCCGTTACGACAATAAGAAAGATAGCAGTGTACTCAAACGAGATGATACACGCAAAGCACGCCTTACGTTACGTCAGATTAATCAATTAAGATTACAATCCGAAGCACATGTTGCAGAACACGAATCTGAACTTGACTTCATTAGACAAATGTATGGTGCGAAACTTGAGCAAGAAGAATAAATCCCACAGTAAAGATATAGCATTTGTATTAGGAAACGGGTTAAGCCGCCGATCAATTCAATGTGAAAAATTAGTAAACGTTGGAACTGTATACGGTTGTAACGCACAATATAGAGAATTTGATCCACATTACATTGTAGCAGTAGATGTTAAAATGGTTAACGAAATGATCGAAGCAGGCTATCATAACAAAGGCACAGTATGGACTAATCCTAATAAAGGAATAAAAACTAACCACGGTGTTAATTTTTTTAGTCCGCACAAGGGATGGAGTAGTGGACCTACTGCATTATGGTTTGCAGCATCAAACGGCCATAAGAAGATTTATATTGCAGGGTTTGACTACCAAGGTGTTAAAGGAAAATTTAATAATGTATATGCAGATACGTTTAATTACAAGAAAACTACAGACTCTGCAACGTTCTTTGGCAACTGGCTAAGCCAAACAGAGAAAGTTATTAAGGAATTTACACACACAACATTTTATAGAATCATTGATGATGGCGCATTTATTCCAGATAAGCTGGGACCGCAATACACTAATCTTAAACATATTAGTGTAACAGATTTTGGCAACACTTTTGAAGGAATTATATATCCTCACAAAATGAATCAAAATACTACCATTTAACCCTGGTTTTATAACAATTATGTAAATATATAACAAACAGCCTTACCGAAAGTATCAATTTAAAGGAGAATATGAAATGGCAGATAAGAGTACATTAGAGCAAATGCTCGAAAACTTGGTTAACGATAACCAAGAAAAAGCAGAAGAATTATTTCACGAGTACGTGGTAACTAAATCACGTGAAATCTACGAAAACCTAATCGAAGAAGAAATGACTGACGATGAGGAAGTAGATGAAGCATCAAAAACTGATGATGATGAAGCAGTAGACGAAGCATCCGATAACGACGATGATGACGCTGTTGAAGAAGCATCTGATGAAGAAGCATCTGATGATAAAGAATTAGATGAAGAATTTGAAGACATTGCTATTGAAGCAGAAGACGATATGACAGACATGCCAACAATTGGTGGAGATGAAACAGACGATTTAGAATCTGACATTGACGCTGATGAAGAAGGTGAGAAAGAGCCAGAAGAGCTTTTCCAAGATCTAGATTCAATCGTTGACGAACTTCAAGCAAAGTTTGACGAAATCAAAGGTGTAGACGGAGACGAAGAAGGTGAGCCAGAAATGGATATGGGTGCAGAAGAAGAAGCATTTGCACCAGAAGCTTCTGAAGTTGACGAACTAGACACATTTCGTGAGTATGTTGAAAAAGTAGCTGGTGGACACGGTGCTGAATCAAAAGGCAGTGCAGAAACAGCAGACAACAAAAAATCAATTGTTGACAACATGAAAAACGATATGGGTGGAACAACTGCTAACATCGCAAAAGGCGGCACAGAGTCAGGTAAAAATGACGGTGGATTAGCAGATATTACACCTAAAGAAGAAAATGCAGGTAATGTTAACAAGCCTGGTTCAAAAACAGCAACTAAAATGGACAGCACTAAAGGACATGGCGCTGAAAAAGCAGGTAGCAAAGAATCAGCTGATAACAAGCAATCGATTTTCCGTAGCAAACGATAGTAAAAGGAAATACTAAAAAGTGATGAAAACTACACTAGCAGAACATCTGAGCTTCGATCAGGCTAAAATCGTACTTGAGCGTGATGAGACCGAGGGTAAAACATTACATCTGAGTGGTATCTGTATTCAAGGTGACATTCGTAATGCTAACCAACGTGTTTATTCTTCGAAGGAAATTGACAGGGCTGTTAAGACGCTCAACGAACAGATTTCTGGGGGGTATTCAGTGCTAGGGGAAGTTGATCACCCACAAGATTTACGCATCAATTTGGACAGGGTCAGTCACATGATTACTAAAATGTGGATGGATGGTCCAAATGGCTACGGAAAACTTAAAATGCTGCCAACGCCGATGGGACAAATTGTAACATCGATGTTGGAAAGCGGAGTTAAGTTGGGAGTTTCAAGTAGAGGGTCAGGCGAAGTTGACGGAGACGGTAATGTTCAAGGATTTGAAATTATTACTGTTGATGTTGTAGCTCAACCATCTGCTCCGGGAGCATACCCAACACCAGTTTACGAACACCTAATGAATAATACAGGTGGCTACAAGGCATTTCAAGTGGCACAAGAAGTTAAAGGCGACCCACAGGCACAGAAGTATATAGCAGAGAGCTTGAAAAAGTTTATTTCAAGTTTAAACAAAACGTAGGAGAATCACTATGCTAGAGTTTGTAAAACAACTATTCGAAACTAATGTGATTTCCGAAGAAGTCAAGTCGGAAATTGAAACCGCTTGGGAAACAACAGTTCAAGAAAACCGTAACAATGTTACTACACAATTGCGTGAAGAATATGCACAGAAGTACGAACATGATAAGACCGCAATGGTTGAAGCAGTTGAAAATATGTTAGCAGACAGAATACAAGCTGAGCTATCAGAATTTGCTGAAGACCGTCAAGGACTTATCGAAGCTAAAGCCAAATATGCTGAAAAAATCGTAAAAGATTCAAAAGCTATGGAAGCATTTGTTCTTAAGAATCTTAAGAATGAGTTAGCAGAACTTCGTGAAGATCGTAAAGCAGTTGCAGGTAACGTTGGTAAACTTGAATCTTTTATCGTTGATGCACTTTCAAAAGAAATTGCAGAATTCCATGCTGATAAGAAAGACTTAGCAGAAACAAAAGTTAAACTTGTTAGAGATAGCAAAGTTAAATTTGAAGCAGCTAGGAAAGGCTTTATCAATAAAGCATCGAAGGTCATTGAAGAAACAGTATCGAAAGGTATTAAATCTGAAATGGTTCAATTGAAAGAAGATATTCAAGCAGCGAGAGAAAACGACTTCGGTCGCAGACTTTTTGAATCGTTCGCAAGTGAATATGCTACTAGCCACTTAAATGAAAAATCTGAAACTTCAAAACTTCTTAAAGTTGTAAAACAGAAAGATGCTGAAGTAAAAGAAGCAGCAGTAATTGTTGCAGAATCTAAAAAGTTAGTAGAAAGTCGTGATGCAGAAATTGCTCGTATCAAAAATAGCGCAGCTAGAACAGAAGTAATGGCAGAATTGCTAGGACCTCTTTCAGCAGAGAAGCGTGAGGTAATGGGTGAGTTATTAGAATCTGTACAGACTACTAAATTGCACACTGCATTTGACAAGTACATATCTTCCGTAATGGAAGGTGGTGCTCCCAAAAAAGCAGCGTTGACAGAAGGCAAAGAAATAACAGGCAACAGAAGTTCAGGCAATCAAATTAGCAGTGGAGAAAAAACTGCTGAGATATTTGACATCCGCAGGCTTGCGGGCTTAAAAGTTTAAGGAGAAAAAACAATGTCACAACTACTAGAAAGTCGCTGGTCAGAAACCAAAGACGCTCTTCTCGAAGGGCTTCAAGGTAACAAGCGTTCTGTTATGGCAGCAACTCTGGAGAATACCCGCACGTATTTGAATGAGTCTGCTACTGCAGGAGCTACATCTGCCGGCAACGTTGCAACACTAAATCGTGTGATCCTTCCAGTGATCAGACGTGTAATGCCAACTGTCATCGCAAATGAATTAGTTGGAGTACAACCAATGACTGGACCAGTTGGTCAAATCCACACTTTAAGAGTACGTTACGCAGATGCGTTCAACTCTGCAAGTGGTACGGATACAACAGCTGGTGATGAGGCACTATCGCCATTCAAGATTGCTGAAGGTTATTCCGGCGCAACTTCTGATAAAGCAGCTAGTACAGCAGCTTTAGAAGGTGTACCAGGAAATAAACTAAGCATCCAAATCTTGAAACAAACTGTCGAAGCGAAAACTCGTAAGTTGAGTGCTCGTTGGACATTTGAAGCTGCTCAAGATGCACAAGCTCAACAGGGCATTGACATCGAAGCAGAGATTATGGCTGCATTGGCTCAAGAAATTACTGCAGAAATCGACCAAGAAGTGATCACTTCATTGAAGACACTTGCTGGCTCAGCTGCATTAACTTATGACCAAGGTGCTGTTTCAGGTACTGCTACTTTTGTTGGTGACGAACATGCTGCTTTAGCTGTTCAAATTAACAGAGTATCAAACTTGATTGCACAGCGTACACGTAGAGGCGCAGGTAACTGGGCTGTTGTTTCACCAACAGTACTAACTTTGTTACAGTCTGCTACAACTTCAGCGTTTGCAAGAACAACTGAAGGTACTTTTGAAGCTCCAACAAACACTAAGTTTGTAGGTACTTTAAACGGTGCAATGCGTGTATACGTTAACGGTTATGCAACTGACGACGATGTGTTGATCGGTTACAAAGGCTCTTCAGAGTCTGACGCAGCAGCGTTCTACTGCCCATACATCCCATTGATGTCAAGCGGTGTTGTACTGGATCCAGATACGTTTGAGCCAGTCGTTAGCTTCATGACAAGATATGGCTATGTTGAATTAACAAACACAGCATCATCTCTTGGTAACGCAGCTGACTACTTAGGTAAAGTTGGTGTTACATCAGCTAACTTAAGATTTGCTTAAGACTTAGTTACACAATTAGTAACTTTAAAGGGCGGCTTAGGTCGCCCTTTTTTTATGACTTTATTTTTTTATCTTATCAAGTTGATAAATACATATGTCAAAAGTGTGCCGCTGACAACGGCGGACTTATGCGGAATACCATCCGCGTAGACCTAGAACGTCATTTTAAGGAGAAACAAAATGGGAAGACCAATTAATAAAAAACACTTCGGTGCATTAGGCGTAGACGCCACACCAAAAATTCCAGTTGAAGCAGCATGGGTAGGCGGCAAGATCGTTAATGCTACTGACGGTGGAGCAGATATTTTCATTGTAAAACAAAAATCTTCACGTAGATTTTTAGTACAATCAGTCGACGAAGGTGAACAAGCTATTTGTAAACTTGTAAACAAAGTTACTGATTCGTCAGCTGTACTTGTTGGCGAGATGGTTATCATCGGATACTATAACGGACAAGCAATTAACGTTATGAAAATGTCAAACAAGATTGCTACTGATTTTAGCAGCAACCGTTACAAGTGGTCAGTAAGTGATGACTCAACTACAAACGTATTAGTGTTAACAGACGTATAAGGTATAAAGAATGGCACAGTTAGTACAAACCAACGGTGATTACACAATCAAAACCGGAGAAGGATCAAAGGTATTATTTGATACTGGAGTCGGTATTGGTGAAGTACGTATCACAGGAAACTTAATTGTTGAAGGTGATACATTAACTGTCGAAGCTGAAAACTTAAATGTTAATGATAATGTAATTGAATTAAACTATGGTGAAACAGGTGACGGTGTTTCTTTAAGATTTGCTGGATTGCAAATTGATAGAGGAACATTAACACCTGCTTCATTCTTTTTTGATGAAGTTGATGACACGTTTAATATTGCTAAGGGCTTAGACGGCACTTATAACTTTAACGATAGTGGATTAAGAGTTAAAAAAATTCTCACTAACTCTGTCACAGACCAAGGTGATTTAACACTTATTGGTACAGGGGCAGGTGTAGTAAAAGTACTCGGTACTACTACTTACGAGGCGCAGGTAACGCACGACGATGATATTCCTAATAAGAAATATGTTGACGATGCAATTAGAGATAATCCTACGTTCCAAATTGTTGATAACGACACTAGGGTAATTGTTACAGATAAAGATGTATCGGGTGCATTGCAATATTTAATTGACAACACTGGATACAGTTCATTAGGCGAAAGCGCAATTTCAGTAATTGTGGACGGAAGTTTAGCTGGACAATTTTTTAAGAACAGAGTACAATTGCAAGATCTAGAAGTACTTGGCAACGAAATAACAAACAACGATACTAACGGTAATATTTCTTTACGCACACAAGGAACAGGAAAGGTTGTATTTAATTACGGCCTGCAAGTTGAAAAAATTGCAGTAACGCCTGCGTATGTAAATAACTCAACTATATTGTATCACAATGATGAAGAGTTAGGACAAACTGGCGTATTCTTTACCAACAATACACGTACAGGTGAGCTTGTAAATAGAAATAGAGCATTACTGTATAGTATTTTATTTTAGAGGAATAAACAATGATTAAAAACGCAAAAATTACTTCAACAGATGTAAGTGTTCCGCAAAAAGTATACACAAGTTCTGTAACTGGTGAACCAGTTGGAGCAGGTGGCAGCCCACCGATAGGACAAGTAAACGCAATTACAACAATGATACTGTGTAATACTGGAACACCAACTATTACAGACGAATCTGTAAACACATGCCTAGTTAGCTTGTACTTGGTAAATGCTGGTGAGTCACCAGATACTGACAATTTAATTGTTAGTAAACTTATAGTACCTGCAGGTGAAACTGTATTCTTTAGTGATGAAAAAATTATTTTAGATGCAGGTGATGAAATTTGGGTTGGTACAGATACAGCAAATTTAATTACAGTTACAGTTAGTACATTGCCGGTATAAGGGGAAACACTAATGAAGTTTTTAAAATTTCAAACAACGTCAAAATACAGTCCAAGCGATAATGCAATATCAATTAATCCGTATGGAAGAGTTGTTATGGATACTAAAGGCGGATTGATGTTGCCTAAAGGAACTTCAGCACAACGACCTGATTTGGTAGGTGTTAGACAACCAGGCACAGCAGACGGAACAATTAGATACAATACTGATATTACAGCAGTTGAAGCATATGTTGGCGGCAACTGGGAACTAGTTGTGCAACCAGCAGCTTCTGCTATTACAGTGCAAACATTAGGACCAGGAGACGGAACAGAAACTGTTTTTGGTCCAGTATTTGAATCAACAAGTGCAAACAACGTTTTGTGTTTAGTTGAGAACGTTTTACAAATTCCAACTACTAACTTTACACTAGAACAAAGTGTTGCCGGAAATTTAACAGGGCCAAATGCACCATATGCTGATGGATATTATTTTAAGTTTACATCTCCAGTACCATTTAGTAAGTACCTAACTACATTCTACGGATTCTCTAACTAATGTCACAGCTTGGGCGCATAGGCGGACATCTTCTAGCACCTAACATAGAAAGACAGGGGCTTGATCTAAAGTTTTCTAATACAACTTTTGATGCTACTCCGCTATTGTTTCTTGATGTTACTAATAATAGAATAGGAATAAAAACAGATACTCCTCTGTATGACTTAGATATTAGAACTAATGTATCAACAACAAACGCTGAAGCAACATCACAAGCAAGATTAGATAATGTTTTAATTACTGCTCCAAGTACATTTTCAACTATATCAGGACCGTTAAATATAAATCTTGGATCACCAAACCCACAAACAAGTATAACTGCTCAATTCAAACCTGGTACGATAAACGGACAATACTTACAACCCGGTGCGCTTACGAATGTTAACGGAGATGGGTACATTGCTGAAGACGACTTACGTCCAAACGAGTTTAGTTTTAGTACGTTAATTGGAGGAACGTTTGGAGCCTTTCCGTTTTCAAACATAGGAAAATTTTATAGTGCATTTCCTGCAAGTTTTAACACTGCGTTTACAGTAGACGGATCTGATACGCTTTACATTAACCAACCAGATGGTACGCCAATCATAGGATTTACAATTAACGGAAATAGTAGCCATTGGATTCCTCAATTATCAGGTGGCTATGCAAATGGTATCTGGGCTATGATGTATTTTGAATTTGATTCTATTGATTCACCCGAAGTAGTATATCCGCCTAGTATTGCATCCTTGCCAAGAAGCTCATCATCAGATTATGCTGCTAGAAGAGACGCAGCAACAGCTCTTATAAATGCCAATTTTGTTGCTGGTAATGATTACCTTTTAACAAAAGGACCATACGTTGATCCAAGCGATTATTTATTTTTCCAAAGATTGCAAACAGACAATTTAGATATTAGCGATAACTTTATACAAGGTAAAAGCACAGATGATTCAATTACACTAACAGCTAGTGGTACTGGATCTATTAACATTAGTACAAATACTAACATTTACGGAAATCTAAGTGCAACAGGAAACATAACACTAGATGGTGACTTTTCTACAGCAGGCCGCATTACTGTTGGTGATAGTCCATTTGACGTTGTAGTTATTAATCCTGATCTTACACAAGATATTAATCCAGGCACAACAGATACATTTAGCTTTGGGCAAGACGAGAATGATTCTACTCCTAGAAGATTTAGTGAGTTACACACTCCAGATGACTTACTTAATACAAATACTGTACGCCCAATGGGTGCATTAGTAAGTAACATTCTTAGTATTAGAGGCGAAACAGGCGTTAATACTATTACAACATCCCAATCAAACGAAGATACTTTCTTAGTATCTGCCTCTGGTGATTTTTATATTGATGGTTCAAAAATTGAAACTAATAATATTCATAACTTAGGTAATAATGCATTTAGTGTAGGAAGTACTGGTATAGGATATCTGCGCTTTATGGGCGACAGTGCATTTAAAATGCCAGCAGGAACAAATGCACAAAGACCAGGACTACCAGAAATTGGCGATACTAGATGGAACACTGATGAGCAGATCATGGAATGTTTTGCTGGAATTGTTGAAGCAGTTACAGTTAACGGATCATTTACAGGACTACCGGACTCGGCTAATATACTATCAGGAATTACTACAACTAACTCTGTATACGGAAGTGGATTTACTTGTAGAATGAATATTTTTAGTGAATCTGTAACAGTGGAACAGTTTATGTCTGTAGGCATTGGATATCAACAAAGTGACCAAATTTACATTCCAGGAACTAAAATTCCAGGAGGCTCTAGCCCAGCAAACGATATAACAATAACAGTAGGCGTACAAAGTAATGATGGATACGCTGTAGCAACTGGTGGTGGTGCTGAAATCAGCGAAGATCTTATGGAAGATCTAGGTGACGTATACAGCCTTATCTTAGGTTAATTTACACAAATTGCTAAATACTACTGTTAATGCAAACCAAGCATTAACCTTTTACTGTGGTTAGCCCGCAATGTAATGTGGCTAGAGGGACAGGATCCCCGTGTATAGGAGAGCGTAATGGCAATTGGTCGTATATCAGGGCCGCTCTTGAAAGCAAATCTCATCCGTGATGGGGTTGACCTAGCTTTTGAGAATGACCTACTTTATTTAGATGTAAATAATGCTCGTATCGGAGTTAATAATGCTTCGCCTACCACGGACATCGACGTCATCGGAACTACACGTTCCACAACACTTACTGTAGACAATCAACTAGATGTAGGAAATTTAAGCATTACTGGTAACACTATTTCCAGTACACTTAATACTATTTCATTTGCACCTTCAGGTTCAGATCCTGTAATTTATAATTCTAAATTACAAGTAGATGATCTACAACTTACAGGTAATGTAATTTCAACTACAGTATCAAACACTAATTTAGAACTTCGTCCTAACGGCGCTGGAACATTAGAAGTAACAAACAATACTAATATTGACGGTAATCTTTATGTTACTGGTAATGTAAACGCTGACGGTAATATTACTATTGGCGGCAACATCACTATTGGTGATGCATTAACAGATACAATTGAATTTAATGCAAGTATTGCTAGTGATTTAATTCCAGAAACTGATAACACATATAAGTTAGGTTCAACAACATTAAGATGGAAAGAGATCCATGTTAATGATTTATATACAACAACTTTAAATCTTCCAACATTAGATATTGGTGATTTAACTTTTAGAGATAGCACTATTACATCAGCAGCAGGTACTGATTTAACAATTGACGGTAACGGTACTGGTGGTGCAAGACTAGGTAATTTTAGATTTTCAAACAACACTATTACTAACGTACAAGCTGGAGCGATTACACAGATTGTACAAAGTGGTACAGGTTATTTTAAAATTGATACCAACAACGGCTTTGTTCCTCCTAGAGGTAACGATGCTCAAAGACCAACATCATATGCAGTTGCAGGAATGACAAGATATAACACAGATGCAAAAGCTATTGAAATTTGGACAGGCTCAGCTTGGGCAAGTCCAGCTGGTGCGTCTGGAGCGGTATCAGAAATTCAAGCAAACACAATTGCAGCATCATTTGCTCTAATGTTAGGATAAGGAAAAATAGTATGCCAACAGTATTTAAACAAAGCGTAGTAACAGACATTGGTACTGTACCTGTTGATGTGCTACAAATTCAAGAAGGTGTTAAAGCAACCGTAGTAGGTTGTAACCTTGCAAATAATTCAGACTACGACACAGTTGTAGTAGATGTACAAGTAGTTGATGAAAATTCAACAGTAGGTAATTACGCTCGATCAGTACCGATTCCTCCGGGTTCAAGTGCTAAAGTAATTACTCAAGGTGAACGATTAATTTTGCCAGCAACGGCTGGGTTAAGAATAACAAGCGATACTGATTCTAGCGTTGATGCTACAATTAGTTTTGTAGAGATATCATAGGGAGATATAGAATATGCCAAGTCCATATTATTTCGGCCAAAGTCCAGATGAATCATTAGGTGATAGCCCTAGATATTTTTATGCGCTTAGACGTAACACTGACGGCGAGATTTACCTAATAAGAAGTGATCAGTTGAAAGACAAAGATTCAATTGATATTAACTTACCTGGTCCTCCAGAAGAAACATTTGAGGATTTTGAACCAGGGGTTGACTTCTTTGACGGCATTAGTGCAGAACATGTAAAAACAAAAGAAAATATGTTTTGGACCCAATATAAATGGGACCAAAGAAGTATTTTATATTATATTGACGATGAAGGTATGCTAGTTCAAAGAATTAATCAGAACTACACTTATCCGTCAGGAACATCAAGCTAGGGGTTAAATAATGGCAGAGTTTAAAATAAGTCGACTTAGATATACTTGGAAAAGTACATGGACGACTGCAACAGCTTATACAATTGATGATGTTGTAGAATATAGCGGAAGTAGTTATATTGCTCTAAGAGGGCACACTTCATCTAGCTTTAAAGCAGATGTAGATTACATTGCTTCGGGCGAAACTATTAATCGTCCAGCCTGGCTTAAAATGGCAGATGGTCGTGCGTTTAAAAATGCATGGGCTGGCTCTACAGTTTACTACCCAGGTGATATTGTTGACGATGGTGGTAACTTATGGATAGCTGTAACAGGACATACATCAACAGCAGATTTTAATGCAGACGTTGCTAACTGGGCAATTTTTGTTGCAGGTAATGACTGGGGTAATGCTTGGACAGTTGCTACAACATACGGAGTTGGAGACATTATTAATTATGGCGGTATTGTTTATCGTTGTAATACTGCACACACATCTGCCGCAACCCTTGCACTTGGATTAGAAGATGATCAGTTTAAATGGACAACTTATTACTATGGCGTAACTTACAAAGGTGAGTATGCAGAAGCTACTAGATATAAAGCACAAGACCTTGTTAAGCGTGGCGGAGCACTTTTAAGAGTACTTACACCTCATACTTCTACAAGTACATTTTATAGTTCTAATTTTATAACAGAAGCACCTGGAAATAAAGTTAAGGGTATTTGGCAAAATGCTGATCAATACGGCATTGGCGATGTAGTACAACATGGTGGTTATGTTTATACTGCATTAACAAATAATACTTCTAGAGCGCCAGGCAATTCAATTTATGCACAAGGTGGTGAAATTGATTGGGCTATTGTTTCAAAAGGTTTTAATTTAGCAGGTTCATGGGCGTCAGCAACCAGTTATAAAACTGGTGATGTTGTTGAACGTGGCGGATCAATTTATGTTGCAACACTAGACACAACTAGTGATGGTAGCTCTTTAGATTATTTAGATGCAGGTAACTGGGAACTTATTATTAATGGTCAGGCGTGGAAAAACGCTTGGACTACCGCATTAACTTATGCAGTAGGCGATGTAATTACTTACAGAGGTTCAGCGTATAAAGCTAATGTTGAGCATGTAGCGTCAAGCGAAAACTTTCCAGGAGATAACGGAAGCGGATTTACATATTGGGATTTACTATTACAAGGTGCTGAAAATGTAGGTCTTGTTAATCCAGGTGATTTGTTAACTTTTGGATTAAGCAGAGGATTATCAGGTGATACATCAACCCTTGGTGCAACTAATGTACCTCTTGGAACAGAAGAAACATTATTACAAATTGGTGCAAACGACACACTTGAATATGATAACTGGGGAAGAAGTGCAAGATACTTTCATGTAGATCCAATTATTGGTGTTGACGATAGATCAAATCCAAATGCAGGTATTGATCCTTTTAAACCTGTAAAAACAATTAGATATGCAGTTGAACTATGTGATGACGGCTTCGCAGGTTTTAATACTATTCAGTTAACTACTGGAGTGTTTAAAGAAATTCTTCCACTAGACCTTCCAGCTAGAACAGTAGTACTAGGAGAAGAACTGAGATCTTCAAGAATTGAACCTCGCCCTGCAATTACAGAAATGGCAAACGATGCAATTTACAGAATTGCAGCTAGTACACACTTGCAAGGTGTTATTAGAAATATTTTAGAAGGCAACAACGTTACACCTACAGCAGGAAACGACAAAACTGTTACAGTAATTACAGATCAAGTTCCATCAGGATTATTTAATCCTGGACCACCAACAGGTGACGGACTAGAGATTATTAATTCAGTAACTATTACATCAGACAGTGTTGCAGCTAACCTTGTAGACAACGGACTAGCATCATACATTCAGTATATTAACTTCCATATTCAAAGCACAGGTACAGATCCTGTTGTTAGTGGAACTAACGCAATTACTGATCAGCAAAATAGATTAAACGCTGCAAGAATGCTTACAGCAAACAGTGACTTTCTTCTTGCAGAAACAATAGCATACCTAGGTTCTACATTCAGTGATTATGTACTTCCAACAACAACTTATAATGATGATATTCCTAGAATTGTACAAGCTCTTGCACACGATTTAAACTATGAAGGTAATTACAAAATTTTAAGAGAAGGCAAGTTCTACAAGAGTATGATAAACGGAAGTGAACTTGTAGATATGTTCTATGTTAGAGATGCTACTGGTGTTAGACAGTGTTCATTAAAAGGATTAACTGGTACTTTAAATCCACCAAACGTTTTTGAACAGTATCAAAGACCAATTGGACCAAACTATGTATCACTTGCACCAGGATGGGGAACAGCTGACGAGTCAGCTTGGATCAAGACACGTTCACCTTATATTCAAGGTGTATCAGTATTTGGTACTAACTGTACTGGTCAAAAAATTGACGGCTCACTACATGCCGGTGGAAACAAATCAATTGTGTCCAACGACTTTACACAGATCTTAAGTGATGGTATTGGTGCTCACGTTTTAAACAATGGTAGAGCAGAACTTGTGTCAGTGTTTACATATTATAACCAAGTTGGATATCTAGCAGAAAACGGTGGAATTATACGTGCAACAAACGGTAACTGTTCATATGGTTATATTGGCGCACTAGCTGATGGTAACGATCCAACAGAAACACCTATCACAGCAAAAATAAACAACAGAACTGAAAATGCATTAGTTGCAGCAGCATTTGCTGGAGAAGTAAATGATGAAATTTTAGCATTAGAATTTAGACACGCAGGTCAAAACTATACAAATGCAGACTATACATTTATTGGTTCAGGTGACTCAGCAAAAGTTATACAAGAAGAATTTAGAGATGATTCTATGTATACTGCTAGAATTGTTACAGGTGATGCGTCAGCAGCAGCAGGTGGTGGCGGATTTACATTAATTGGTAACAACGCACAGGAAGGTAACGCACTTACTGTTACTATTGCTACTAGTGATGACAATGAAGCAGCAAACTTACTAGGGTTAAGAATTATTTTAACATCAGGACCTGGTACTGGACAGTACGGTTATGTACATGCATATAACTCAACTACAAAAGTAGTTACAGTATATAAAGAATCAACACAAACAGCTGGTTGGGATCACGTTGTTCCAGGAACACCTATTTTAACACAGTTGCTTACTGGTACATCGTATAGATTTGAACCAAGAGTTGTGTTTGATGCACCTCCATTTTCACATGCAGCAGCAACATTTGATGCTGGTACTACATGGGCAGATATTACATACGGCGAAACTTCAGCAACATACACTAACCTTGTTTCAACAGGTACAGGTACAGGTACTGTTACCGGAGTTGTGCCAGCAAACGCAACATTTGATATTACTAAGCTAGGAAAAACTTATACAGTAGAGCTTAGAAACGGTGGCGCAGGATTTGCGGTAGGTGATGTAGTAACAATTTTAGGTAGTTCAATTGGAGCAGCAGACGAAAACAATATTACAATTACTGTACACTCTACAACAGAAGATAGTACTAATTCAATTGTTACATTTGAATACACAGGTTTTGGAAAAAGTGGAAGATTTGTTACCGTTGCAAATACCGGATCTACTATCAACTGGTCAGAAAACGGTAGTACATGGAACACTGCAAACTTACCTACTGTAGGTTCGTGGTCTTCTATTGCAGCAGGCAACGGTAAATTTGTAGTAGTACAAACCGGCAGCGCAATTGGTTCATACAGTTCAAATGGTGATGTGTGGACTAACGTAACACTTCCAGCATCAACTGATTGGAGCGATATTGTATACGGAAATCCAACATTTGATAACGAAACATCCAACATATTTGTTGCAATTGCAAGTGCAGGAAATAATGCAGCATTTTCAAGTAACGGCGGAGCATCGTGGACTGCATGTAATTTTCCAGCAGCTGGTGACTCTACTATTAATGAATGGACAAGTGTTACATATGGTAAAGGACAATTTGTTGCAATTGCAAAAAGTAACAACTTAGCTGCTATTGGTACATGGAACGGAACTACTATTACCTGGGTCACATATATTATGGATTCAGTTGATGACAGTTCGCAACTTGATTGGAAACAGGTTGCATACGGTAATAACAGATATATAGCAATTGCCGATACTGGTGCTGTTTCTTACTCGCTTGATGGACAAAATTGGCTTGGTACACAAATGCCATTACTAGATGGCTCAACACTACTACAATGGAATGATATTAAATACGGCCAAGGTGTGTTTATGGCACTTTATGATACAGCCGGAAGAGCTATAGCAGGAGATGCTACAGCAGGACCAGTAGAATATGTTTATACATCACCAGATGGAATTAATTGGACTGCAAGAGATCTTGAAGCAGCAGGCAACTGGGAAACTTGTGCATTTGGTAATCCAGATGCAAGTACAGCAGACGGCTTAGATAACAGAAAAGGTAGATGGGTAGTTGTTAACAGAGATGTTACATTTAATCATAAGCTAGTTTACACAGGAGCAACTATACTAGGTAGAGCAGAAGTTGCAGCAGGCTCAATTGGCATAGTTAAGATTTGGGAACCAGGATCAGGCTATGATCCAGTAAACACACCTGTTGGATACACAGTAATTGATCCAAATAACACAGGTGAACTTGTACTTGATATGACTAGATTCGGAGACGGAGTGTTAGCACAACCAAGTTGGGTTAACAGGGGTAATGCTTATAAAACTAGTACAACTACTGTTACACTTACAGGTGATGGCTTTGCAGATATTACACCAGTTGGCAAGTTTATTACTGTTTCAGAAATGCCAGTTGTTATTGGTCCAGGTGCGCAGCTAAGATTAAACGGCAATCCAGAACTTTATACAATTGTTGTAATTGAACAAGAAAGCCAAGAAGGATCTGAATTTACTTTAAGGTTAAGAGTAAGTCCTGAACTTAAAATTGAAGATGATCCGTCAACAGAACACGGCAACACTGTAACTATCAATACTAGATATTCACAGTGCAGAATTAGTAACCACGACTTCCTAGACATTGGTACAGGTAACTTTACAAACACCAACTATCCAAGTTTGTACACACAGAATTATATTTCATATCCTGAAAACGAAGTACAAGAACTTAACGGCGGTAGGGTGTTTTATTCAAGTACAGACCAAACAGGTAACTTTAGAGTTGGTGAACTATTTGCTGTTGAACAAGCAACAGGAATTGTTACTATTAGTGCTGACTTCTTTGACTTAGCTGGTCTATCAGAACTAGCACTTGGTGGAATTAGAGTTGGTGGTACTGGTACTGTTATTAATGAATTTAGTACAGACCCATTGTTTATTGCAGATTCGAATAATATTATTCCTACGCAACGAGCAATTAAAGCATATTTGCAAAATAGACTAAACGTTGGTGGAGCAGACTTGCTTACAGCTAGTTTTGTTGCAGGTACAGTAAGAGTTGGCCCGGGAGAGATTAGTAACACCGCCGGTCTAGCAGTAAACATACCCGTAATGTTTGACCTTAGCGGTCCGAAAGCGGGCATCGGTGGAAGTTATCTTGCACAAGCAATGTTCTTTAAATCCTTTGAAGATAAAGGTATTAGAGGAGGTTAATGAATATTATGCTAATTTATGAAGATGACAAATTAATGGTAAATACAATGGAACACTACGGAGTAGACAAACATGGCAGAGTTTAAATTAGGTAGAATTAGATTTGTTTGGAAGGCTGATTGGGCTGGAGCAACAACTTACTACAAAGATGACGTAATCAGATATGGTGGTAAAACATATATATCTACAATAGGGCATACATCAGATGCAGACTTTTATACAGACTTAAATGTAAGTCCGTCTAGATGGAATCAAATGACAGACGGTCAGGACTGGAAAGGTTCGTGGGGTGTCTCAACTTATTATAAAACAAACGACTTAGTTAAGTACGGTGGACAGATTTATATTTGTACTACTCCGCATACATCTGCTGCTACTCTTGCACTTGGTCTTGAAGACAGTATTGGTAACTGGACAGCATATGCCGAAGGTACTGAATGGAAAAGCGATTGGGCCGTTAATACAAGATATAAAATAAATGATCTTGTTAGATACGGTGCAACAACTTACGTTTGTAACACAGGACACACTTCTGCTAGTACTGCCGCTAGTGGACTTGAAGCCAATCAGTCAAACTGGGATATTTTTAACCAAGGACTTTTATACAAAGGTGCATGGGCAACTGGAACAAGATATAAACTTAATGATATAGTTAAGCAAGGTGCAGGCACATATATTTGTGTTACACAGCACACATCACATGTTTCAACATTTGCTACAGATGCTGCAAACTGGAATCAATTTATTGAAGGGTTTGAATACGAAAGCACATGGAACGGATCAACAGTTTATCAACCAGGCGATGTTGTTAAGTACGGTGGTAACCAATATGTTGCAAAATTATATCATAGTGGTTCAACAAATCCGTCAACAGATTCTACAAACTGGGATCTATTCAGTGAAGGATTTGACTTTAAGAATACTTGGTCAAACGCAACTGATTATAAAATTGGTGAAATTGTATCAGTTAATGGTAACTCATATGTTGCATTACAAGATTCATTAAGCACAGACTTTACAGTTACTAACACAAGTAACTCAACAAATAAATTTACGGTTGCTTCAACAACAGGAATAGTTGTAGGACAATCAATTTACTTTAGTGGAGCATCTTACGGTGATGTAAATGAAGGCGCAACATACTACATTAAATCAGTAGATGACGCAACTACATTTACAATTTCAATTGCACACGGCGGTGCAGTGTTTGTTCCAACATTAGGCACAGGAACAATGACTGCTCGTGTAGCAGCACATCCAATTGAGCCTAACTACTGGAGCAAATTAGCAAGTGGTTTTTATTGGGCTGGCACGTGGGCTGATGATTATGAGTACGAAACCGGTGACTGTGTTAAGTTCGGTGACAACTCTTATGTTTGTATCAACAAGCATAGATCAGAAGGCGATGGCGATTCAACAATAGGACCACAAGGTGGTGGCGCAACAAATAGTCGTCCAGACCTTGATGTTACAGGTACATATTGGAATCAGATGATTACAGGTAGTGAAACTTCACTACTAACAACAGCAGGTGATATTGTTTATTACGGTGGTGCTGGTGTTGCTAGACTTCCAATTGGAATTGAAGGACAAGTATTACAAGCTGGTGCAGACTATCCAGAATGGCGCTCAATGGGCTCTAATGATTTTGTTTACTTTGTTGCAGAACATGGAACAAATGCTCCTTACCCAGTACACGGCGCAACAATTGATAAACCTTGGGCATCTGTTAGATACGCATGTGAAGCAGTTTTAAATGGTCCAAGAAATCCAAAATCAAGACGCTTACTTGAAATGAACAGAGCGTTCATCCAACGTGAAGTTACAGAATGGATTACATACAAAATTGCCAATGCTGGTGGTTCTGGTATTTGGAATGCATTTGCATACGAAGATGATCGCTGTGAAAGAGATGTAGGATTAGTACTTGACGCACTTGTATATGACATGTGTCACGGTGGTAACAAGAGATCAAGAGGTGCTGCAAACGCATTTGTTGGAGCTCTATACGAAGCACCTTATAACTCAGGTCCTTATTCAAACTTAGCAACAGAAAAAGAAAACTCTGCAGAAGCATATGCATATATGCTAACACTAGTTAACAGTGTACTTGCTCAAACTGATCCAACAGTAAATTACCAAACAACAAATGGTGATAACTCAACAGCAGTTGTTACACAGTTTAAAGAAGCAACTAATATTGCTGAAGCAGGCACAGGTGTAGTTTTAACAGCTAACTTAAAAATTATTACAGATGCAATTGCCGCAGGCAATGCAACTAATATTCCTGCAAGATATTCTCCGCAGAATAGTATCAAAATTAAGACAGGCCAGTTTAGAGAAATTGGGCCAATTATTGTTCCAGAAAATACTGTTGTACTAGGCGACGAAGTTAGATCAACTAACGTTGGACCATCAGGGCCAATCACAGATAAAACAGATGCATTTTATACTATGAGTGCATTAAGCAGACTTGAAGGTGTACTAGGCGATGTTATTAAAGGGTCGTCAGTAACTAAAACTTCAGGAAATGCTTACAGTCAAGACATAGCTGTTCCTTTTGCTGACACAGTTGAAGAAACACATGTTGAGAAACTTGTAAGAACAATGAAGAAAAACATTGACTTTAGAGTTGGTGAATTTGAATTAAGAAACAGTACTGATCCTACAGGATACAACGCATCTTACTTAGTAGGGTACGGTTCTGCAAGACAGCGCCTAAGAGAAAACAAACAGTTCTTTAAAGAAGAGCTAATTGCATTTATTACTGCTAACTATCCAACAGTAAAATATAGCAAAAGAAAGTGTAGACAAGATACAGGTTATATTGTAGATTCTCTTTGTTATGATTTAACATACGGCGGATTAAGTCAATCAAGAATTGCTGCATTAGCATATTACGAAGGTAATAGCTCTGTTTATGCAGGAGACTTTGGTAATGATAGCGGTGAAAAGGCAGCAACTATTGCAGCATACAATAAATTAAAAACATTGATGCAAGATGTTGCAACTAATACTACAGTTACAGCACTACAATCAGTACATCCACAGTACAGAGGTACAGCTGGATCGGCTGCTGCTTCAACACACATTAGTAACGGTATTGATATTATTACAGCAGTAATTGACAATATTAACAATCAACCAAAAGTTACAGTTACCGCAGTTGCTAGTAATGTGCTTACAGCAGTAGGACACGGATTACAAGTTGGAGATACATTTGTTCCTAGAACAAATTATGGTGCAACTAATCGATTGTTTAAAGGTGACAGATACTGGGTTAAAACAGCGCCTGATGCAGATACGTTTACGTTATCAGCAACATTTGGTGGCTCAACTAAAACCGCAGATAATGGAACTGGCTTAACATTTATTGGTGATACAGCTGACTTCCCAACACTAGCAAACGGTGTAAACAGTACATCAGCATTGATCACCGCTGCAGAGACCTTAGACGCAGCGCAAGAAGCCGTTGTAACCGGAGTTATCAATCACTTAAACCCAACAAACTATCACACATTGTTTGAAGTTGACACAGTACCATCAACAGTAAGAATTACAACTTACGTTGGTACTAGTGCTTATGCTCATACATATGTAAGTGGCGGAAATGTTACTAAAGCTGACGGGACTGTGTTAAACATCACAGCAGTAACCTATAACAACACCAGCGGTGTAATGGACATTACTGTTAATACAGCACACGGATTAGATGTAAACGATACTTACACACTAGCAAATATTGTGTTTAGTTGTAACTCTCCAAGCGGAGCAGATGTTGTTTACCCAAGTGCTACAAAAACAGACGGTGTAACTAAGAAAGTTCTTTACAACCAAATTAAATGTTTACGTGATGTTAGATTAATTACTGAAGCAGTTATGTTTGACTTTGCTACAAACAGTAACGAGCAAACATTACGAGCTGGATTATCTTACTTAAGAGCAACAGCTAAAGATGTTTACGACTTAGATCAAAAAGCAACTACAAGAACTGCTTTTGAGTATGTAAGAACACAAGCTATTGCAAACGTAGGTGGCGATGCAACAGCAATTGCACGTATCAATACATTAATGCAAGACTTAGATGATATTGTTTACAGTGGTTCGAACGAAGGATCACCGTGTGTAACTGAAGCAAGAAATGCACATCATGCAATACTACAGATTGAAAGAAACAGAAACTTTATTGTTGCAGAATCTACAGCATATATTGTAGCAACGTACACAGATACTGTTACTGCAACTACATCATCAGATGATAGTATTACAATTAGTGATACTAGTTGGTTACGTCCAGGAACTGCTGTTAAAGTTTCAGGAACACTATTAAGCGAACCAAGTGTTGTTGGCGGTGATGGCTTTGCATTAAGCACTACATATTATGTAAACAAAATTATTTCAAGCACAAAGTTTACAGTTGCTAAAAATAAAAATAATACTACAGCAATGGCAGTATTAGATGCAACAGGGTCAATGACAGTTGCCCTTGATTACAGCTCAACGCAGTGTGAAAGAGATGTTAATAGAATCCTTGATGCAATCAAATACGATTTACAATATCACGGAAACTATAAATCATTACAAGCAGCAAGATACTACGGTAATGCTGTACACGGTACAAGAGACGGCGAAGACTTTTACTATGTAAGAAACGGTACTGGTGTTAGAAACCAAACTCTTGCTAACATGGCAGGTGAATTGCTTGGTACAAACGCACAAGGAACTTCAAGAGTATCCGGTGGAGCGTATGTATCACTTGATCCGGGTTATGGTCCAGATGATTTCTCAACATGGATTATTGAACGTTCACCTTATATTCAAAACGTAGCTACCTTTGGCTCAGGCGCAGTTGGTCAAAAGATTGACGGTGCATTGCACAACGGTGGTAACGATTCAATTGTTAGTAACGACTTTACACAAGTTATATCCGACGGTATTGGTGCATGGATTACTAATAACGGTAGAGCAGAACTTGTGTCAGTGTTTACATACTACTCACACATTGGTTATCTAGCAGAAAACGGTGGTAGAATTAGAGGCACAAACGGTAACAACTCGTATGGTGACTTTGGTTCAGTTGCTGAAGGCTTTGATTCAACTGAAATTCCAAACACTGCTATTGTTGATAACAAATTCCAGTTTGAAGCAACAGTTGGAACTGTGCAAACAGATGGTGCTGTACAAGTATATGCATTTGAATTTGATAATGCTGGTAACGAGTACACAAATGCTACATGGTTAATGTCAGGAGCAGGAACAGGTGCTACAGCAGTAGCAGACGAGTTTAGAACTGGTGGCGTACATCAAATCTTCTTACAAGATAATGTAGACGATAGTTCCAAAGCTGCTGAAGCAGATGGAAACTTTGGTGGATTTGGTTATATTACTAACTCCAACACTGCACAGGCTGGTAGTTCAACATCAATAACACTGGCTGCAACTGATGCAGAGATTAGTTCAGCTTACATTGGCATGCGAGTTAACATTACTGGCGGAGCTGGTGTAGGACAATTTGGTATTGTTACTGCATACAACTCAGGTACTAAGATTGCTGCTGTTAAAAGAGAGTCAACAAGCGTAGCAGGTTGGGATCATATTGTAGCAGGTACAACAATTGTAACACCAGATGCTTCAACAACTTACACAGTTGAGCCAACAATTTCGTTTACTGCTCCAACTGATAGTTCACAAGCAACAGGTGCATTACCAACAAGTGGTACATGGGTAGATACAATACACGGAAAACGTACTGGAGTTTACCTACCATCAGCAACATACAATAACAGTGGTGGTTCAGGAGCAAGTTTCCAAGTTATTAAGAACGGTGGAAAGTATGTCACAACTATAGTAAGTGGTGGTACAACTTATACTCGACTTAATACATTTACTATTGCTGGTACAGCAGTAGGCGGCGCAAGTACAGCTAACGATATTACAATAACAGTAACAGCAATTAGTGCATCAGGAACAATTTTAGATATTGAAACTGTAGGAAATGCACAAGAAGGTGTATGGGTAGCTGTTAAATCAAGTGCAAACGCAGGTGCATACAGCACTAATGGTAATACATGGGTTGCAAACGTAATGCCAAACGCTAACTGGACATCGTTAGCACACGGACTTATT